ATTGCCCTTTTATATTCTTCGTAAACTTCCTTGCTACAATCTTCGTATGGGGCTGCTTCATAAATATGACCCTCATCAGCGCTTGGTAAAAAACTAACCCCGCTTATTATATCGAAGTTGTTCCATACCCAAGCCCCGACTTCTGGCCAATGGTTTTCTCCAACATAACACGTCATACTAGGTTTGTGCTCACACCACGATAATGCAAACTTCTTCCACAATCCCAACTGCTCTAATGGTCCTACCTCTTTTCTGGTTATAGAATTTTTATGTGCTTTGTGAGGAAACTCGAAAACCCAAGCGTTGTCATTATATGGATCTGTCATATATGGTACATCAGCATCAATTAAGATTTGCGATAAAGGATCCTTTTTATCGTTTCTGACGCGGCGAATGTAGAACTCGTTATAACGAGGATGAATACCACTAGCAGAATTAGTGAGCTGAGAAACGGTACCAGAAGGCTTAATGCAAGTAACGGCAGCAGATGGGTTGACACCAATTTTCTTAGCCCATAGCTTGTTGGTTTTAACTGCATGATCACGTAATTCCTCTAACTGTTTTGGCGTGCTTTCAAGAAGGTATGGGCAATCATAAATACCGGTTAGGCTAACACCTAAAAGGGCCTCCTCTTCCGTGTTGTGTTTCCACTTGCTAGATAAATAACGGAAGTTAGTTAGGGATGATTGCATGGTACCTAGTATAGTAGCAAACTCAACCTTCTCCATTAAGCTTTCTTTCGTATCGTTATACCTTGCTACTACCTCCGAAAGATTGCAGAACTGATTAGGACGTAAAACTATCTCGGAGCATGGATTCGTCCCGAAGTCATGATCAGTATCTCGTCGCTCTGGAGACATGTTTTTGCAAGCCTGTCTATTGAATATACCACGCTCGCCACTTCTTGAGTCGTATATGGCTAGCCACTCTCTCATGAAAGCGCCAACATCTGGTTTCTCTGTATAGCATATAGAGTTGTTAGAGAGACCTCTTTGAGGGTTGTCTACAAACCATTGACCCATCTTAGCGTTTCTCATTCTCTCATCAGAGTGGTTGCTGAGGGAGATCTCAGCTGTGCGTCTGACACCACCAACTACTACAGCTTCACCTATGTAGGTCATCAGGTCATGGCATTCTAAAGACGTGAGCTTTCTACCAGCCGCGTTACGGAATAGCTCGACAGTAACCTTGAACAATCTATTTAATGGTTCTGGACCAGATGCTCTACCGCCGAATGTAACAAGCGGTGCACCTGAAGGTCTTATCTTTGATGTATCCCAAGACGGTACTGTGCCACTGAATAGCATAGAGATCAGTTCTTTGTAGGCTGCAGCCCAACCAGTTTTACTGTCTCTAACGGTTATAACAGTCTCGGTATCGTGGAATGTTTCCGCTATTTCTGGAAGTTGAGCTATATACTGGCGCTCTACCGAGAAACCTACGCCCACCCCGCACATGAGAATATACAGGGTTTCATCAAAAGCTCTAGGCTTATTGACTGGCAGATAAGAGCAGTTATATCCTGCCACGTGATCCTTTTCTAAAGCTTTACCAGCCGTCATTAATGCTCTCATAGAGGGCATAACATCTAGGTTCAATACCGCTGTAGCCGCTTTAGACGGAATCTTGATATCCAGGTGTTCTTCAAAGAAGTTGAAATATCTCCCAACAGTCTCTGGCCAAGACTCTCTCCTGTCTAAATCTGGTTTGTATCTAGCGTACCTACTTTTGTGAATATATTGTTGGTAACTATCCATTAAGATCTTTCCAATGCTCTGAGGATGTCCAGGGTTCTTCTATTTCAGACATATACTCTGGATATCTTCTCTTTTGTGTTTGTCTAGATAGGCGCCAGATACAATTCCTAGATTGCTGAGGAAACAATGGCGCGAAGATATTAGACACAAGATTGCTGTCGTAATATTTCTTTAGTTTGTCCATCAACTCTAGTTCTTCTTCTGTCATAAACGGTTTGATATCTTTCTGGGACGCAAACGTTCCATATACTTCCTCGATATTGAAACCGATTTTCTCTATTGCCACGCCTAAAGCTTCGTGACGCATTTCATTTACGTGGTTTGCCGCAGCCCCAACCTTTGGATCCCAATTAGGAGTGCTAATAAAAGCTACCGCATTAGGATCTTGATCATGCAAAAACGCATAAATCTTTTTCAGCATTCTTAATGCATGCTCTGGTTCTATGTGCTCCAGCACTTCAAAACAAGTAATAACGTTTGGTGCTACTTCGAATGCGTCATAAGTTAAGTCGCAGACATCCGTATTACTGAATAATGTGGTAGGTTTCCAACTAGCCTTTTCAAACATACCAGGCATCTCAAGCTTGGAAACATCTACCGCGATGTATGATTTAGGAGTGGTTCTGTTAACATACAAGGTTTTGGCCAATGCAAGTTCCTTGCCAGGTCCAATGTCTAGTACGTTAGCTTGTTCCCATCTCCGCCTTTGCCTGAGGTACATACACACGTGACTCCACCTAAAGCAATGTGCGATGTAGTCACGGTGTATAAGACCTCGTTCTTCTGCTTTGTCTAACGATAAATAAGTCTTATCGATAGATCTACCATGTTTGTTTGCCATTAGAATGGGATGTCATCATCAAGAGGCGAAAACGTAGGAGCAGAACCAGAACCTTCTCCTTGACCAATAAGCTGCAGATCTTTCAAGGAACATGTAACACCCTTGTTAGTGCCTGCCACAAAAGGCCTGAATACAATATGGGCCCTGCAGACAGATCCGCCGCGAATATCGCCTTGGTCGATCGCTTCTCCAGCTCTATCAACTACTCGAGGCTGGTACTTAGTTTTAGCTTTCAAGACCCACATATTTGCAGACCATTCTTTTCCCATCTCGTCACCATCTTTTATGGGCGAGTACCAGTTCTTAGCTGAAGCAACTTTTTCATCGTTGTTCTTAGCTTTTTCGATAGCGCACTCAATCTGGTCCTTAGCTTCACCATCTTTGTCGAAGCACATAGTGATAGAATACATCCCTGTATCTTGATCCTGAAATTTTTCAGTCTCTTCCAGATGGGGAAACATACAGTTGAACTTTTCAGTTTCAAAGAAAACATTTACATTTGCTCCCTTACTCATTTTTTGCTATTCTCCTTAGCATATTGTGGACAAAACTGCTTTACGTTGCAGTACATCTTACATCTCATGCTATAACCAGGTCTATCTTCCAGATATAACTTGTCTTGGTCTTTCTGCATGATTATGAAGTCGTTTGCGTCATCATTGGTATCGAAAAGCTTGACAGCTCTAGTCTTACCTTTCTTCATGACGGCGAACTTATCTTCGCTTTGCCATTTCTCTTCTTTGGTACAAATCTTATTATCCCAGAAATGATGCTGTATCCGCTTACCGATGTATTCTTTCCTGTCTTTCTTTTTCCATAGATCGATAGGTACAATAGTTAACGGATCTTGAGGGTAGTTAGCGCTATTAGACGCGGCCTTCTGAGACCAGTCCTTAGCAAAAGCTACAATAAACAACCGTTCCACGCTCCACCCTGATTCATTCATTAGGTCAGCCAGTACATTTAACTGCTGCTCCCAGGCCGGTTTAACCCCATGCATTAAGGCGTAAGCGGAAACGGTCTTTATATCGTATATAGCGCTTTCACCAATATCGTATACGTCTACCTGGCCACTGACCATGTATTTATCGTATTCTTGGTGAAATCTTTTTTCAACTAGCGTCTTAGAATTAGACATGTTTGCTAGTTCACAAACGGAATGAACCGCGCTACCCCAAACAGCCCACACGCGGTTTGAAACATCTTCAGATATTTCATCTCTATGCTCTTTTCTAAGAGATAGAATTTGTGGTGAGTCTATCAGCTGAGTAACGCTGATGTCAGACTTTTTAGGTCCAGTAGTATATGGGTTGTACTGAAGCATATTGCACAACCATTCGGGATAGAATTTTTTGTTCGTATACGTTCCCACGAAGCTCTCCAAAGAAATAAAAAAATAATTATATCACACCCAACAGTCCCGAAGTAAGTCTAATTTAGTCTGGAACTATTGGACATAAGCTCTTGAAATCCTTAGCTCTTAATACGACATAACCATCTTCAAACTTCATGTGACGTTCGTGAAGATATACAATCGGACTCCTATCTTCTGCTTCCCGAATAGCTTGACCCATCGCTAAATGAAGCCAATCAGGTAGAGTCTTTCTGTGTTTTACTTCGATCGACAGGTGAGGGTGTTCTACGTCCCTGCGGCTCTCCCCGTTACAACCCGTCCTAACTCCACCAAACAGTTTTGCTGCTTGTCTTTCTACGTTTTTCCAGTTACTGGTTCTCATTATTTTTCCCTATCAAATCAGACAATATTTTCATTGTTGCTTTTTCTCCCGTTATTGATTCGCTTATAGATAATTGACAAGTTTTACAATGCATCTCTAAACTTGCTTTGCTGTGAAATCTATTGTCTAATCTACATGCAAATGGTCTGTATTCATATATTAAACATAGATTATTTTCATCCAAATATTGACATGAATATATTTTTCTTGTTTTTTTATCTACTCTTTTACAGCAAGATCCATTACAGTTTTTACAGTCGTAATCTATAGAGTCTATATTAGGTTTAATCAAAAGGTGTGCTTTTTTGTCCAACGTATTTTTCGTAAAACTCATGCTCTAATTCTCCGTAATCATGGAAGCGCATACTTTGCTCTCCATAATCTAACCCGCACATAGGTTCAAAACCTCCGTGTCTATTCTTGAAACATTCTAAAGCCGCTTGAGGAGCTGATGGAGGATTCCCTGCCTCTCTTGACTTTTCTTCTATCTTGTTTCTGTGTACCATAAACCCAGCGTCAACCAAGTCAGTTAATTCTGAGGCTCCCTTAATATCATACTTACTACCACGCTTAGTCTCATCATCTGGTTTTCTAACGTGAGCAACAAGATGAATGCATAACCCAGTATCTCTACATACGTTAGCCAACACGTTAGCAAAGTTTTTCTGAGCCAGGTAGATATTACGTTGTTCAGTTCCTAGATTAACCTTCATTAACGAGTCTATTACAAACTGCGTTACACCTAATTCCTCTTGTGCGTATCTAGCTGCTGCAATCAGCTGCTTAGCTCCACAATCTACTTCGCGAGTGTATATCCACATCTTGTTATGCAACCATACCCAAGCTTCTTCAGCATCTATTGGATTAGGATATATATCACCAGTGATCTGTCTTGCTAATCTCTCTAGCTGGTATATTGGCGCAAGCTCAGGTGACCAAAACAGGACCTTCTCATCCCGGGTAGAATATTCGCCAGTCATAAGGTATAACATAACCTGTTGAACTATAAGGCTTTTCCCGTGTCCGTTCATACCTGCCCAGATAGTCAGAGTATTTGGCAAGATCCTAAAATCTATATCCCAGGGTAAACGCCCTCCTGGCTTAGAATCTTTGTTGCTTAAATGCTCTAACGCTTCTTCAACAAATACAACAGGTGACTGAACGTAAGATTTCTCTACTCCATCAGCATACTTGTTTACTTGCTCATCATCTAACTCAAGCTTTGTCGCTATCTCTCTAGCTCGTTTGTAATCAACCATTAAAATTACTCCAAAACGTTTCTTTCTTTTTCAATGGTTGAGATTCCCAAACTCTAGTTTCAAGATATTTTCTTAAACCTGGTACCCACTTACCATCGTCATTAGTCCATTGCTCTGATTCTTTACGTTGTTCTATATCTTCAACGATAAGGTCAACAATAGCTTCGTCTCCAAACTCACGCCACGTCTTAGTATCACGAGCGATAGTGTTGCGTCTATGCTCAGGATATACAGACCACACACGCATGAATGCAGACTTGTCACTATTCTTTTTATTATTTATATTCTTTGTGTCAGCTACGCTGCTGACTAGCTGGTCAGACGCGTTGCTCTTTACCTGCTGACTAGCTACGTTGCTCTTCACGTACTGTGCATGAGCGTCAGCCGGTTCGCAGATGGTATACAAAGATGTTGTACCAGCTCTAGGTGTTATATCTATATATCCGAAAGACTTTAGATCCTGCATGTAGTTCTGGATACTACCCTTGGTATACATAGGCATCATTGCCTGTAGAGCTTCCAAGTGTATTGGTCTAGTATTAGTCGTCCTATGGTTGCGCCAAGCTAATACAGACATAAGGCATCGAAGTTGTCCAACCTTTAATCGTCCGTCTCTGATGATCGTTGCGGGGAAGATACCGTATCGATGGTCGATAGGTAACTGGGAAAGATCATTTCCTTTATCCATCTAGGTGTGTCCTGGTCGTTTTTAGTTAATTCAAATGCAGCAATATATTTTATTACCCAGTTTGGGCATTTACCTTTTTTTAATTCAAGCATCATCATGCAATCTTTATAATGCTCGTAAAACAAATCGAAATGAACGCCCATCTTAAAGAATACGCTGCTTGGTATCTCGCTGAAGTCGTTGATCATTCTCTCTTCTTGTATGTAACACCACTCAGGCAGCTCGTTCCCAACCTGTGCTTCCAAATCCTCCGGTTGATCGCTCTGATTCTTGTTCATAAAGTTCCTCTAAATCGCATTCTTCTGTTTGAACACCAGATACTGGCATAAGCAAGAACTGCATTATCTTCATATCTGGAGTAATGAATACATCTTTCTTTGATACGTTTATAAGGTGAATATGTATCTCACCCTGGTATCCTGAGTCTATTACGCAGGCTCCTGCTATAACGCCAAGCGTAGTACATACACCTGATTTATTGAAGGCTATTAAAACCCAACCTTGTGGTATGTTTACCTTGATTCCGCTAGGTATCTTGATAGAATTGTTCGGCGATACCTTTGTAATAGTGAAGTCTGAAGGTACAAAAAAGTCTATACCTGCATCAAGTGAGTGGGCTCTCATCGGGGGAATCACCTTCCTCACCCGTGAAAATCTTAAGTTGGTCATCATCAATTTCCTCTACCGCTATAGAATATCCGTGTTCTTCGTCTTGCAACTCCATATTGTCTGACAATGTTTTCTCTGCAAAAGAAAGAACTGCTAACAAAAAGTGAAGAACAGGTTTACTTGATGTACTGACTTTTACCTGGTATATCATCTGTCTTTTCTCTCCTGATTCCGTTCCAATAATCTTCGAGGCCTTGTAAGTAACCGCAAGCATCTACCAGATTATCTCGTTTGTGGTGAAAGCTTTCGCGAGACATCTTTAACGCTACTAGCATCTTGTACATATCCTCTAATGGTAGCTCTCTACCAGTCATTCCGATAAATATCAATCTAGCGCGAGCCATACTCTCTGAAAACTCTCCGTAATTCTCATGGTTTGTGGATCGTTCCACAACTATCTCCCTCGCTTCGTCTAAAATTGGTTTCTCTAGGTCTGTCATAAAATTGCTCCCCTTACATTATATTGAATGAAAAGATCTTTTTTACGCTCCATTTCAGATATAGTATCTGTTGGTTTGTAACCATATGTTTTTACTAGATCCTCGTTATATATACAATGCGGTCTTAATTCCCAACGTTCTCCGTCATAATCCATCATTTCAAGGTCAGAAAACAATAAACCCCAATGTCTTTCATATATATGTAAAGATCCTAAGTTGAATGTCAATGTTCCAAGGGTTAGAAACTCAAAATGCTCTCGTATATAGTTTAACATTAACTGCTGAAACATAGACGCACAGAACATGTCATTACATAATCCGAATATGACATCGCAAGATCTCATGTTCCATATTAAATGAAGCCTATCATTTCTAATTAAGAACTGTATAAATCCAGTGCATGGATAATCTTTTGGATTCTTCTCGTAATGTTCAACGTTAAATATAGGTATTACAGCTCTACGGCTTTCTGTGTTCATTATCAGTTCGTTCGCGGTTTGATACCAAGGATCACCGAAAATGTAGCAACCATAGTTGCTTTCTACTTCATCGTTGTCATCTTTGATTTGATCCCAGATGGTAGCCAGTTTCCCCATGTTACCAATCTTGGGAGACTGTCCTAAGTAAAACAGAAACTCTGCTACAGCGTATTCTGATTTCCATTTGCGATCTTTATCATCAATATTCAACAGTGTTGGATTATCTATCGTATAACTAGCATTGCATATTTCTATGGTGTTATCAGCTTTAGATCCAAGCCTGCGTATATCGCCCATCGCCCCTGCATAAAGCTCATTCATACATAGCGATGTTCTCTGGTTTTTCTTCATCATCTGGATATGGCCACCCTTCTTCATAGTTACCCCAAAAGAATTCTTCTTCTTCTGAGCGTTTAATTTTCGGTTCCTTCTCCGTCTCTTCTAGTTTCTTTAGTTTTTCCTTGTTTTCCATCTTTCTGTTTCAATTTAGCATACTCCCCTAGTGATATACCAAACATTTCTTCGAATCTCTCGGACCAAGTTATTCGACCTTTCGGGGTCAATTGATTTCTTCGAGTCCAACAATATCTGGCAAAGTGCAACTTTAGATTTTCGTAATCTTTCTGATTTTGGTGTGATCTTCTCAATGACATCTTCTATATCTCTGTAAAAGTAAAAACCGGTTTGTTCAAAAGCAAGACTATGCCTTTCAACTGACCACAACAATATCTGCAGTTCTGTAGTGTTAAGGCTTAACGCATTGCTCAGATCTTTAACAGACACGCCATTCTCTGGTACACACGTATAGTAACTCGGATTAAATTCCTTGTCTCTCCACGCGCCCCAGCTGACATATTCCATAAAGCCTTTGCAACACATCTCCGTTTCTTCGCAATGGTCGTAGTTCTTACAACCCGCGCAAGGTGGTTCTGGTTGGTCATTCATTCTTCTTAGTAACTTCAATACGTTCATTCAATGTCCTGAAACAAAAAGAGGCACTAGCCGAAACTAGCACCCCGTGTTTTGTTAAGATCGGTGGTAAACAGATACCCGCTCAGCATACTTAACAGGTAGATCCTGGCAGTATTTGGTGTAAAGATAACCAAGTATCGTCGTATATTGCTTGTGGGTTAACCCTTTTGTCTTGAAATTCTTGACATAGGGATGATCAGGTCCTAAAACCTTTTTCCATGTACCATCACGCATAGCCTTGTAAGATGCTGCTTTTCTTGAACCTCTACCTCTGAACCAGTATGCTTTGTGGCCTTTCTTTTTGGCCATTCTCTGGTATTTAGGTATTTCAGAAACAGGAACATCCTTAGCTATTAGCCTACGCGTGGCGTAATTACCACTTAATGTTTCTCTTGTCATAAAAACTCCCTGTGCACCGTTCCAGGATTGGAGCACTCAATAGCCACGGTGCCACAACTATTGAATGCCTTTCTTTGCTTTATCGCGAGCTGTCTTGCCAGGTCTTGACACACCTGTCTTCTCAAAACAGTATGAGTGATATGTAGGTAGATTGCCAAGCTTGGCCAATTGGTTAACTGACATAAACCTTTTCAACTTAGATTCGTGCTTTGTTAGTTTGCTCATGATAAACCTCTGAAGGATTGTGTTTATTATAACCCATCGTTAAGAAACGAGTGAAATCGTTATTTAACAAGTAATAAACGACATAGGTCTTGAACAACCTCTGATTTCTCGTTAGGTTCTTTGCCACATGTCGTCCAAGCTACTCTACCATCTTTCTCGCGCTCGAGTGTTACATGCCACATTAAACCCATTTTGTCTTCTCTGGTTCTCAAGATTACGGTATCACCATTCTCTAACCTCATTCGAAGCTTTCTCCTGGCACTAAAAGAGCGTCGCCCACGATACCGTTCTTAATCTTTTCATTAACCTTGTAAGGCTTCCAGAGACCTTCTTCATCAACCAGCATAACGTGATGTTTAGAGAAAGTATCAGCGATCTGCGACGGCACACATTCCACATACCCACCAACTGCCTTTTGCCAGTTTTTGAGGCTGTGCTCTTCTTCCCATACTTCAACCGTGCCGTCTTGTTTAAGCAGATAAGATTTGTTTTTGTCAAATCCATTTTCTTCGATTTCACTTAGTTCCTCCATAGTTAAAGTCGGCTCTATCACTTTGTCCCACATTTTCTTTCTCCTTCATTTCTTGCATTAAACGTTTGTCCCAAAGCTCCTGCATCAACCTATCGATAATATGGTTGCAGTCAGTTTCATTGAGGGTTAAGGTCGATAAACGACCATCTTTTTCTGAGTATCCCATCACATCTATCAGAAATTTGGTATCGAAGTCTTTGTTTCTGTTGACAACGACTGTGCGTTTTGGTGGGTCAATCATGAGTAGACAACCCAGGGGTGACCATTTTCATAGGCTTCGAGAGCTAGATCTCTGCTCTCTGTTTCAAATTCGTCATATGCCTTCTTGCTGCATCTATGATGCCACATTGGGCCTTCAGCCTCTTCGTAGAGCCTGTTTTCCCATGCTTTGTATTCCAAAAGAGTAGAAAACGATGTTTTGTCAGTAAACCTGACACAATCGCAATCTATACCACCATATACTACATAGATCGTGTTAGTCATAATCATTCCTCGCTGTGATCGAACTCGAACATCTGTTCGTTGGTGTCAAACGGAGCAATGTACTTCTCGGTGTAACATTCTTCGCAAATAACTTCGCCACATCTTGTGGTGCATTGATAGTTATGCTCCTGTGTTTTGCAAACCTGACATAGCATCTTCATTGTACGACTCCAGGTAAAAAAAGGGACCCCGAAGGGTCCCGTAATTAGGAGGAGGAGATAAACGGTTACCTTGCGATAACCATGGTTTTCCCGTTGGTCTTAACGGGAATATGCTCAATGATACCGTCTGAGTCGATACCAAAAGCATCCGAGAGCTGCTTGCCTTTGATTGCAAGCACGGGATCTTTACCATCTTTTGTCTTTTTCCCGTACACCTTGTTCTTGCCAGTGTCTGAGAATTTGATGGTAAGCGTGTCTTTTTCGATGGTCGCATCGTAGCGATCACCTGGTTTGACTGTTGCTGGAAGCTGCTTTTTGGTCAACCAGACCAAACGTGCACCCTTCTGGGTGTACAGCTTTACTGTTGAATCGCTGGTTACTACTGCAGTTGTTGCTGCCATAATTAACGCTCCTTTTGCGTGTGGTTACTTTGAGTAAGTATGAGTATCTTACAACGCCCACAATTCTAAATAACAATCACAATTATTTATTTCTGGGGCAACCAATGATAATTTTCTTTTATCATTCGATCTTTGTGGTTCTCTTCGTTGAAATAATCCTTGATGTTAAACCCGATTGGAGCATCATCCAAAATACCGCTTTCCATCAGATATAACAGGATATAGATAGTCTTGAGTTTTTCTCTTTCATGACAATCTGCAAAACGCACCTTGAAACCATGGTATGTCTTGCGGATATGTCTGTTAACGATATCATCCAGAATCTCTTGCAGCATGTTGATATCGCAACTTGATAGGCTGCCCACTTGATCGTGGACTATCTTATCGATTTTATTCATTAGGTCGATTCTCCTGGTCTCTCAGAACATCCTCGAACAGCATCCAAACACAGATTAATTTCTCGCGCTTGCTGCAGGTATCATACCCGAACTCTCCAAAGCAGTTGATTGCAAAATTATCGAGGGATTTCTCCAATAATGCGAGCTCTTCTTTGGTGACTTCCTTGGATTTCTGAACGACAACTTCCTTTAAATATTCGATCATCTCGATCTCCGTAGTTAATTTCCAACTGAAATATAATCTTATCTCGCCCACAAAAAAGGATAACAATTAGTATTATTTATAGTTGGTTTATCAATTGATAACAGTGGGTTTATATTTGGTGTGAAGTGTTAGGGCGCCTGTGATTTATTGGTGTTGGACTCCTGTTTTAATCAACCTGATACGTCGGGTTCTCGCACACACGCATATTCTCTGGGATTCCAACAGAACTGCTGGTTTCCCGTGTTTTGTGCCAAACCCGAAACAAATTGCCGTGTTTTGTGCCAAATCGGGTTTTATTGGGAAACAAACAAAAAAATGGGGCCCCGAAGGACCCCGTCAAGATCGTTGGATTTTACTTCGTGAGAGTTATCACTCCGTCTTTGGCGGTGGCATTCAACATGTCGATCACACCGTTCGCTTCAAACCCGAACGCCTTGGTAATCGCTTTGCCGATCACGCAGAGAACCGGCTTGCCTTTCTTGTCGCTCACTTTGCGGCGACCATCCGGATTCGAACGCAATACGATTTTGCCACTTGTTAGTTCGACGTCGAATCTCGCGCCGGGTCCGAACCCGTATTTATCCAACTCATCTTTATGCGTCATCCAAATCAGACGCCCACCGCGCTGCGAATATAATTTAACGTTATTCATTTCGTTTATCTCCCTTATAAGATTAACTTATATCAATATGATACGATTAATTTCATATCATGAATTAGATTCTAAAATATATTTTCGAAAAAGTACAATCACAATTTCTTATAGATGACAAAAAGTTTGCAAAAACCTCTTATAAATCAAGTTAAGTATATAATAAAATACTAATATTCCGGCGGGGGTTGTTCCGGTTCTCTCAGGCTTATTACTTGATTTTTCAAAGTATCATAGTTTCGACTATGCTACATAAATCGGGCTTTTACTTGGGGTTCGAACAAATTGGCTTTTTCTAAATTTTCCAGAAATTTATGGAATAGTTCGATTATTACATAAGTAGTCAGCTATGCGTCAGCTACGTTGCTCTTCAGCTGGTCAGCTGCGCTGCTGACGTAAAGAATAGTAATAAATATAAAGAATATAGGGCTAGCAGCTGGTTCGGTTGATGTTGTTATTAGAAAGGGCCGCCCGTGATATAATATTAGCACCGGGGGTGACGAATGACTTCGACAGGCGGTAACCCCAAAGTGGATAAGCTTGGACGTGGGTTTGATCCCCACCACCTCCACCATGTTAAAACTATTTCATAAGGAATAGAAATGTATACAGAATCGACGCAGATTGCAGAGCTCTTTAGGGATCCTAGAAAGATCCAGCGGGCTACACCGTTTAGCCGGGTAATATCAAAGACTTACGGAAGGGGTAAACCAGAGTTTTCACAGCAACAGCCGCCAGATCCTGAAGGTCCTGATCCGGGTGCTCCTAAGCCGCCGCCACATTTTTCAGCTCCTAGACCAGACGATTATTGGGGATTCTAC